TATGATTTATATTTCCGGTCATTGTAAATGTCGAAAGTAACGCACCACAACAAACCAGAAAACACCCATAAAATAGTTGTTATTGAAAAAATGTTCATCCCTATGGTATAGGTTTGAAAAACACTAATACCAATGAAGATTAAGCTAAACCAAACCAAAAAAGCAATAATTGTAAACCAACCTAAAAAATGTAATAAAGTCTTCATAACTGTAAATTTAAAAATTAATTGTATGGCAATATTGCCGTATTGACTCCACTAATATACAAATAACAATGCAAACACCAAAAAATAAATAAAAAATAAATAAGTATATAAACAACTATAAAACAGGTAGTTAACTAACAAATAAAAAAATAATTAAAAATAAATAACTGTATTTAACAATATAAACGCGTAAAATAAGCAAACGATCATAAAAATTGAAAAAAATAACCGATTGAAAAGAAAAAAATATACCAGTGTAAAATAGGGCATATAAACCGCTAAATTAAAGTAGTGGGACAAATAAACAGGTATAAAAAGAAAGTCCCGTAAAAGGCAAATAAACCATACTGAAAACAAATGTAGGTAACCAGGTAACCAAGGAACCGGAAATAGTAAAATAGGAAACCGGAAACATAGGAACCGGAAATAGTAAAATAGGGAAAAATAGTAAAATTGGGGGCCCTCCCTATCAGCACATTTTGCCCGATAGCCATACCGCCATACATATAACAGTAAACAATCACCCATACCCATACCCATACCCATAGCACACCCATACGGAAAAGGGAAAAGGGCAAAGGGTAAAAGTCTATCCGTATATACACCGGCGGATAGGAATAGGTTGGTTGGGTGTTGAACCCCTCTAAAATTTATACTATTTTTTTTAAGGTAATTCAAAAAACCTTTTATGATAGAAAGTAACTATTCACTTCCACTATAAAATTTATACTATTTTTTTCTACCTATTCTAAAAAAATCAATATGATAGAAAATGATAGATACTTCCACTATTACTATATTACTGTATATATAGGGTAAGGTAAATAAATTCCAGTATGATAGTTTATGATGATAGGTATAGTTTATTAGGTTTTACAAGGGTTTTAGTATAATCATGAATAAAAAGTGAATGATAGAAATAATTGTATTGTTACTATATTGGTATGTATATTATTTGTTACGGTTTTTTGGATTAATTTTTTGATTGAATAGGTTTTAAAAAATTGTGGAAAAATTTTTACAGGGTTTTTGAAAAGTTGGTAAGGATAGAAAAGATGATAGAAATTTAATAAGTTTAAAAAATTTTGGGAATTTTTTTTATTGGTATTCACAGCTAATGTTTTTTTAATTTGGAATAATGGATAAATTTTCCATATATTTGTAGAGTAGATTTTTAAAGGAGTTAAAGGTATGGCTAAAAGAGTTAGAAAAAGACGAAGTATCAAATTACCAGAACCTGAATTTTTACCAGCTATTGATAAGTGGGCTAAAAAATGGAAACCGGAATTTGTAAGGCATGTTTTTTATCTATCACTGCTCGGTGCGAATGATGTGCAGATTAGTCAGGCTTTGGGTGTTCAGCGGAGTGTTATTGATAGCTGGAAAAATAAAAAACCTGAGTTTTTGGAGGCAATGAATAAAGGTAAGTTGATGGCTGATGCAAAAGTTAGCCATTCTTTATATCTGGCGGCGATAGGATACTCCCACCCTGACCAAGTGGTGCTTTCCAATCGTGTTAGGAAATATAATGATAAGGGGGTTTGTATTCACGAACACACCGAGCCGTTGATAGTTGACACGGTGAAGAATTACCCGCCAAATGTTACGGCTGCTGTAAAATGGCTTCAGGCACGTCAACCCCAAAAGTGTGGGAACAAACTTGAGATTAAAGGCAAAGTTGACCACACACATAAACTTGACCTATCACAATTTAGTGAGGAAGAATTGGAAGTTATTAAGAAATTAGGTATTCAATCGCGCAACCTCAATGTTGAGGATGCAGATTATGAGGACTTTGAATAAATGAATGAAGTAGCTGAAATAGAAGTTGGCAAAGTGGTAACTGACCCGGTAATGGAAAAGTTGCTCAAAAACCCATCGCTCATTCAGCGTGAATTAAATAACCGATCACTTTACCAGTTTTTAATTTGGGCATGGGACGAAGTTAGCGGACACCCGTTTATTGATAACTGGCACATTCGTTACTTATGTAGTGAATTGGAAAAGATTGCTTATGACGTGGGTGAAAGAAAACCCAAAAAACATGATTTACTGATAAACGTGCCACCGGGAAGTACAAAAACTCTTATATGTAGTATCGTGTTTCCGGTATGGTGCTGGACGAAATGGTATTGGATGAGATTTATTACTGCCAGTTACTCCAGTCAGTTATCCCTTGAAAGTGCAGATTTTAGTCGTGACCTTATTAAATCACAACGTTTTCAGGAGGTTTACCCTGAATTGGTTATTAAAGCAGACAAAGACTCTAAAGGAAATTACAAGATTGCCAAAAAGATCAGAAGTAAAGTTAACAAACATTACTTTACAGAAAAGTTAGGAGGTTACAGATACTCTACTTCTATTGGTGGAACTCTTACCGGATATCATGGTGATGTTATTATTTGGGATGACCCTATTAATCCACAACAGGCATTTAGTGAATTGCAACTTGATATAGCTAACCGATGGATTGACCAAACACTACCTACACGTAAAACCAGTAAAGAGTGCAGTGTAATTATAGGTATTATGCAGAGAATTCATCAATCTGATCCTGCCGGACATTTATTAAACAAAGAAAAAGCAAATTTAAAACACATTTGTTTACCGGGTGAAATTCGTAATTATCGGGAATTTGTAAAACCTAAAGGTTTGATTAAGTTTTACAAAAATGATTTATTTGATGCAAATCGTTTATCATGGAATGTTTTGCATGAATTGGAAGTGGATTTGGGGCAATATGGTTTTGCAGGACAGATAGGACAAAATCCATCCCCGGCAGGTGGTGGTATGTTTAAAACCGACCATTTTCAGATGGTAAACGAAGTGTTTCCACCAAAGATGTACATTAAATCTGTTCGTTATTGGGATAAAGCAGCCAGTACAGGTAAAAAAGCAGCTTATACGTGTGGTGTACGGATTAGTAAGATGAAAAACGGAATGTTTTTGATTGATGATGTAAAAAGGGGAAGATGGGGAACTGATGAAAGGGAACGTATTATAAAACAAACCGCAGAGGTTGACGGCACAAACGTTTTTATTGTCGTGGAACAAGAACCTGGTTCAGGTGGAAAAGATAGCGCACAAGGCACGGTACGCAATTTGGCGGGGTATATGGTGGAAACAGACAGGCCAACAGGGGACAAGGAAAAAAGAGCAGACCCTTTAAGTGTGCAGGTGAATGAAGGGAATGTAATGTTACGTGTAGCGGATTGGAATTTGAGATTTAAAGAGGAGTTTTCTTTGTTCCCTTTTTCCACTTATAAAGACCAAGTGGATGCAACTGCCGGAGGTTTTAATTATTTGACAAAGAAAAAGGATGTAAAACGAATAACGTAAAGGTTTTAAACAATGGAAGAAACCAAAACAGAACCGAAAAATGGTAAGAATACGATTCAGGTTTTTAGTGAACTTGTAAATCGTATTAATCTTGCTTCAAGATTAGGTATTGATACTTATGGTGGTGATAGGGATATTTATAATGCTTTAGGGTATCCAAAAAAATTAAAGATTGAGGATTACTGGGCAAGATATGAAAGACAGGATATTGCTAAAGCTATTATTGATCGTCCTGTAAAAGCATCATGGAAAGGTCATATTGAGGTAATTGAAACGATAGCTGATTCAGATACACCTTTTGAAAAGAAATGGAAAGAATTGTTTTTAAATCTTAAATTAAAATCAATATTTATTCGTGCTGATAAATTAACAGGTTTAGGAAGGTACTCTGTTATTCTGTTAGGATTGAATGATGTAACAAAAATAGAAGATTTTTCAAAACCAGTTAATCCACGAAAAGGCTTAGAATTACTTTACGTTAAACCTATTTCAGAACGAAGTGCAAAAATTGATACTTTTGAAAAAAATCCACAAAATGAAAGATTTGGTTTACCACTGACTTATAATATTGAAACAAGTGATGGTGAAAATACCAAAACGATAAAGGTGCATTATACAAGGGTGGTGCATTTGGTTGAGGATTTATCGGAAAATGAGGTGTATGGCACACCAAGATTAAAATCAGTTTATAATCGTTTAATTGATATTGAAAAGATTGTTGGTGGTGATGCTGAAATGTTCTGGAGAGGTGCAAGACCCGGTTATGTGGGTGAGGTTGACCCTGATTATCAAATGTCGAGTGATGCTTATGATGATTTACAGGATCAGATTAAGGAATTTGAAAACAGCATGAGGCGTGTGTTGATTAATCAAGGTGTAAAATACAACGCTTTGGCACAACAAATAGCAGACCCGTTACCACACCTTGACGGACAAATCCAGATGATTAGTGCTGATACAGGTATTCCAAAACGTATTTTAACAGGTAGTGAAAGAGGTGAGTTAAGTTCAGCACAGGATAAACAGGAGTGGATAACTTATGTAACTTCACGCAGGGAGGAACAAAACGAACCGATGATAATTCGACCATTCATTAATAAGTTAATTGATATCAAAGTGTTACCAGAACCAAAAGTGCCTTATAAAGTAAGGTGGGATAAAGTGTTTAGTTTGAGTGATAAAGAAAAAGTTGAATTGGGGGCAAAAAGAGCAGAAGCAGTAAAAGACTATACTACCAATGGAATTGCACAGGAGTTAATTCCGGTTGATTTATTTGCTGAACATTTTCTGGCTTTTGATGAAACACAGGTAGAGGAGTTAATGTCAAAAGTGGATGAAGAAAAGATAAAAGAGGGGTTTGTAACAGAAGAGGAAGATGAATTGTTAAAAAATCCTGTTAAACCTGTAAGTGCCAATACTAATGTGTGAAAC